ACAACAGAAAACATGGCGTGAACCAGACCCAAAAAAGTACACAACTTGTAGACTTAAGAAGAGAATTACGTCAAAGTACACACAAAAAAAAGCATGTATTTATGAAGGTGGTAACAAAACATTTACAATGATGATAGAGAGTTGGTGTCCTAAGAAATATAAATGTTTGTATGATCCGAATGGAGAAGAGCCCGACATAGACCGAGTGATGGAAAGTTTGAGGAGTATTAAAGATTGAAACAAGAAGATAAAAAACCAATAAACGTAAAGATTGACGAGAACAGCTTTGAGTTGTCTTTAAGAATCTTAAGTAATGAATTTGTTGCAATAAAGATTGGCTCAACAAATTTTTCTGGTAAGCTAATAGCAGGTGGAATCTTATTATTGTTTTTTACCCTTATTTTATTAGAGGGTTTTGGACTGAATGAGTTACTAATGCAATGACTGTAGAGACGTTTTTAAAATGGAAGATCCTCCCGAGACTGATGATGCTTGTAAGTACGGCAATGTCATGGAGATGTGCAGAATGGTTCATGGCTTTAGAAGATCCAACAGCATCACAGTCAGCTTTCGTATCAGTCGTCATGGGCGTTATGACAGGCGTTTTCGGTATTTGGATGGGTCACGAACATAAAGGAGATAATAATGTTACAAGCACTGATAGGTCCAGTAACAGGTCTACTGGATAAGTTTATACCAGATGCAGATCAGAAGGCGAAGTTGGCTCACGATATAGCCACCATGTCTGAAAAACATGCCCAGGAATTGGCACTCGCTCAGATAGATGTGTTGAAAGAAGATGCCAAAGGTAACTGGTTTCAGTCGTCCTGGAGACCCTTGATTGGCTGGATTTCAGGACTCAGCCTCGGTATAAATTATATGGTTGCACCGATTTGTGCTGGTTTTGGTATTACAATACCACAAGCAGATATGTCTGTGATGATGCCTTTGATGTTTGGTATGCTCGGAATCGGCGGAATGAGGAGCTATGATAAGATGAAAAAGACGGATACAAAGAAATGATAAGAATAAATTTGGAATTATTTAAATTTTTTAATAAGATAGGGAATTATTTTTATCGTAAACATGTGAGGGGGATTAGACGCAGTGTCGGAAG